AGTTAGTTTGTTATATTCATGCTGCATTATTTCCAGGGTAAAAAATCCTTGTTTGCATTTAGTGCAGAACCTTCTGCGCCTGACCATATTGTTATCAGCTTTACGACTGTCTTTTACTTGAGTTGGACGTTTACATTTAAAACAGTTCATTATCCCCCCAATGCAGCTGTATGCTGCTCAATTAATCTGGTGTTAGCTGTTTCTTTCAGTTCAATTAAATTGCTTAGAAAAGCTTTTACTTTGGCTAATGAGTTTAATGTGGCTACAGCTGCACCAGTTGCTAGCAGCTCTTCTTGTACTTCCTTTTGAGCTGGTGACGTTCTGCCGCCTTTTGGTTTTTTTAATTCAATAAATATTGCGCATGGAACACCTGACCAGAAATACCTGGTAGGAACAAATAAACATAAATCTGGGAAACCAGTTTTCATTCCCAAGGTTTTTAATTTAACATTATATGATATGTGCCGTTTGCCTTCATTAGGTGAATGATGATAGACAGCGCCATCAGGTAGGCTCGAATCAAACCACTTGACCACTAACTTTTGTAACTCAGCTTCAGTCACGCCTAAAATAAAAATCATTTGGCGTCACAGCACTTTGTGTACGCTCAATGATCAAGTCCATGTTCTTTGCAGACGGCGTTTGTGACTGCGGATGCGCTCTAGGCAAGCACCAGCGCCTAGCCATTGTTGCCTGGTCAAACCCTAACAACTTAGATAAAGCTAAGTAAGTTAAGTTTTTTTCTATTCTATATTCATTTAATGTCATGACTTATTAAGTATATTATATGACTTAATTGGTCAATATAATTTATACATTTGACATTTGTGACACTATAAGTCATAAAGTTGTGTGACTTTATAGATCAATAGACATTACAAAGGAAGTAAGTAAAATGAACCTTCAATTAAATCAAGCTTACAAAGAAAGTGTTATTCAAATGCCAAACAACTTAGACAACATGATTCGTAGATCAGGAATGTTGAGGAAAGATGTTGCGAAACAAATGAATATTAGACCAGAAACCGTAAGCCGTCATTGTGGCGGCACTCTTGCTATCTCAGTTGATCAAGCAAAACATTATGGAATAATATTGTCTTGTACTGCTCAAGAAGTTTTGTTTGCGCAAGTTGCTGCTCCATTGTTTGGAACTCTTAATGACGAAATAGTAACTGTTAGATCTACCACAAAAAAACAAAAAGCATATTATCTACCATTTCCAGTAACTCCATCAAGAAGACTTATTTTGTCTAAACACACTAACCCAAACAAAGCATGGGCAAACGGTAGATTTTACAGCTTTAATTGCGATGCTATAGACAAAGGAGAAGTTGAGAAATCATGCTTCTTAACGCTTAGTATAGTCATGGTCAAAGATGCAAAAAGCCCACAATTTGCCGTTGTTTATCCAGAACCAGGAGGAACTTTTTCACTAGCATTTAATACTGATACTCATTCAACAACTGATCAAAGTAGAGTCCAGCTGTTAGACCCATCAAACAAAAGATCTGGTCTTACACTATACTGGGGAACTCCAATACTTAGCTGTTGGTTTCAAGCTGATTTACTTGGAATTGTAGAAAAAGAATTTTAAAAATCAAATAGCTTGACTTAATAAGTCAATTGGCATTACACTCCCTCTTATGACATTAGGAGGGATAAGATGACATTTCCAACAACGCCCAGCTGGGCATCAACTAAAAACTATTTGTGGCATAGCAATCCAGAATCAAGACCTATCTGCCGCACTTATTTTGACAAATGCTACATCAGACCAAAGGTTAATTATTGTTACCAGGTACTCAAAGATGACCTAAAAGGTGATAAGGAATTAGCGTCACAACAAATTGATCTTTATAATAATGATGCTGCCAAAATGTTTGCTGGCAGAACCATCCAATCTTTGTGCGATGATTATCTATTAAATACTGAAGCTGATACAATTGAAGATGCCATTGGTGCTGGCGCTGATATGTTTGTAGAATACAAGCCAAGAGACTGGGATGATGGCAAGGACGCTAAACAACATGAATTAAACCGTGATAGTTTTAGCTCTGTATTTAAGAATGCCATTGAAGGAATCCAAGATGCACAAAGCCAGCTGGGATTAAATCAGCTGACTGGTGAAAAAGAAATCATGGCAAGTATCCCTGGTTTATCTTTACCATTTAATGGACGCCCTGACTACTCAGGATGCATCGAGCTTAAAACCACCTGGTCATCTGTAGCTAATACTAAATCAGGCAAACGATCTGCATCATTACCAACTCAGCCCAGCTGGTCGCACTTATGCCAGGTTAGTGGATATTGGTTCCATACTCAACGCCCTCAAGCAATTGTGTATGCCAATGAATCTGCTTGCCGTGTCTTTACAGCAGAAAACTGTGACAAGCTTACTGAAGAAGCTCTAACAGCTACCTTTAATTGGGTAGTGGCAAAATGCCGCATAAGAGAACATCAACTAAAATCAGCTGAAAGCGTAGACGATCTTATCAAAAACATTGAGCCAGATTTTGGTCATATGTGGGCATGGGATATTCATCCAGAAGTATTGAAAGAAGCTAAACAACTATGGGGATTTGTACAATGAACAAGTTTTTAGATTTGCATATTAAAGCAGCAACACCAAAACAATCTGTATTTAAAATGTATACATACGGAATCATTAACACAATTGCATTCTTAATGTTTACAGCAACAATGCTTTTTCTTTTAGTAGGGTGCGCATAATGAACCAGCAAAATATGTTTGACGCTTTAAGCGTACCTAAAAATGCAAGAGAATATAGGTTTGAAAAGTTTCATCAAAAGCATCCTATAGTTTATGAGCTATGGGATAAATTCACCAGGGAAGCTATTGACAGAGGATTTAAGCGTATTGGATGCGGTTTAATTATTGAGCGGATCCGCTGGGAAACTTTAATCAATATAAAAGACGCCAGACCTGATGGTAAAGCTGTAAAGATTAATGATCATTACAAGGCGTACTACTCCAGGTTATGGATGCTGAAGAATCCACAATATAGAAATTTATTTAACACTAGAAAGGTAGAAGGTGACAATGAGTGAGTTAAGCGCAGTAATGGCAGCTGTAAATGATTTAAATGAATCACACGGCGTAACACAAAGAGGCGGCAAAAAATATACTGAAGTTGCAAAAAGAGTTGAAGCTTTTAGAACACACTTTGGTTTGAAATATGGAATTACTACAGACATTGTTATTGACGATGGCAAAAGAGTTGTAATGAAAGCTAAGATATTTGACCTGGCTAATCCAACAACTTCTGTAGGTGAAGGGTTTGCTGAAGAGATAAGAGGCAGCAGTAATGTCAATAAAACATCAGCAATAGAAAACTGCGAGACAAGCGCCATAGGTAGAGCATTAGCTTCTTGTGGCTTACATGGTGGTCAATATGCTTCTGTTGATGAAATACATAAGGCTAAAACTAACGAAATAAATATAGATAACAATAAGTTATTAGAAAAAAATAAACCAGAATCTAAAGTTGATTGGACATTGTATATAGCTAAACAGCAAGAAGCTATTACAAGGATGAAAACTTTAACCGCCTTGTCCTCCTGGACAAACAATGAGGCAAAAAACTTGGAAAATTTAGCTGCTGCTGACAAGCCTAAATGGACTGCATTATTTAACTTTTGGTCAGCAAGAAATGAGGAAATAAAAAATGGGTAAGCCACAATTTAAAAATAGTTCAATGCGATTAAATACAGACATTGCAGTCACAGATAAAATTGCTATTAGCTTCTGGTTTAATATAGATGACCAGGCGCTTGTTGAGCAGCTGGAGCGTTACTATGTAATGACTGGTAACAAACCTAACTTACAATACCAGCGCAAAGATGGTGATAGTTATACGACTGTTGCTAGCTCTAATCTGTTTATACCTGATGAAAGAGCAGCTGAGCTAAGAAATATTGCGCCAGCTCAAACGTCACAGCAAGTTGTATCTGAAGAAGCTGTTATACCACCAGAGCCGCAAGGTTTCCCAGAACAAATAGATTCAGCTAGCAATGAGTACTCAAGAGCTAAAGATGGAGATAGTTTTGCAAAATTCCCTGGATCAAATTAAACCTTTAAACACGCCTAAAGATACAGCTGTTATGTTATGGGGGCATTGGAATGATACGACAAGAAAACGTATTTATAGATGGATCCACAATGGCAATTTAAAGGCGCTGAGAGATGGTAAATCTTATTGGATACCACATAAAGAAATTACTAAATACTTGCTCCAGGAGGAATCTGAGGAGCCTGAGACTATAAGTATTGGTAATGGATGATTAAGGGGGCTAAGCCCCCCTTTTTTATTAGCCATACATGGCAGCTGATGAAGCGTTTCTTGCTTTGTCATTCTTTACATCATTCTTAACATAATGACCATACTGAGTGTAAGTAAATGATGGAGTAGCATGACCCATCAACCTGGCAACTTCTGCCCAGTCTTCTCCAAGACCTGACAACTGGTTTGATGCAAATGTATGTCTAAAGTCTCCCCAAGTTAAAACATCAACGCCAGCAGCGTCACAGATTTTTTTGCATAAAGGTGCAAAGTATTTTTTAAGCATTACAGTACCAATACCATTTGGAAACACCAGGTCTGTACCCTGAGAAAACTTTGACTGCATCTTCCATTCTTTAATAACCTTTATTGATACGTCATCGATAGGAATAGATCTAACACCTCTTTTAGTTTTAGTATCTGCAATAATAAGTGTTCCATGTTTAACAGCTCTACTGATGTTTATTTCACTATCTGCGAAATTAATATCACTCCACTTTAAAGCTCTTAATTCAGACTGCCTCATACCAGAAGCAATAGAAATAATAACCATAGCTTTTTCATTTAATGAAGCAGCTGGTAAACCGTCCTTGATAATTGCCTGGATAATATTAGGTTGAATCCTTGGCGCTCTTTTTGAAATCTCAGAAGAAGAACCAAATGAAAATTTATCTAATGGGTTATATGTAATCCATCTTTTATTAGTGCAGTAATTTAGAAAAGCTTTTGTATATTTTAATCTTTTTTCTGCTGTAGCTTTTGAGCTAGTAGTATCTTTAATACACTTTTCAAAACACAATAATATTTCTTCCTGGTTAGTAGGCTGAACTAATTTGGCAAGGTCATGATCTTTAAATTTCTTGCCATCTATTTTGTACTGCAATACCAAATTAATATTAGTTGCAGTTTCAGCTTTATAAGATTTAGATATTTGTTCATTGATAACTCTTTGCTCTTGTAGCTCCATAAAATGTGATGAAGCTACAGCAGCTGTTACTGCCTCAACTTTTTTGGCAACCATGCCTAAAGTAAATTTAGCTAGTAATTCGTCAGCTGCTTTTCTGGCTTCTGCTTCTGATTTAAATGAACCGTATTTATCACTTAAACCAGTTCTTGTCGCATTGACATGATAAACACTTCTACTCTTATTATATTTGATTTTTAAAGGCTTCATTCTCAACTCCTTGACTGTTTTGGAATCTAACTTGATTCGTTTATACAAGTATAATGACTCAAAACGTCATTTAGGTCAAGAAAAACTGGAACAAACCTGGAACAAGCTTAAATAGCAACAGCTAAAATTGCTGTGACAAAAGCTTGTAAGTCATTGATATATAAGGGGAAATTGTGTGG